AGAACAAATGATAGTAAGTTTACTATTAGTTCAACAGATACTAACACTACTTATAGTATGATGACTTCATCTACTCTTGGTTTAGGAAAACTGTTTAGCAACACTACTCAGTCAGTAGCTGCTAACTCTGTTACAGAAACATCAAGTAGAACTTATGGTATTCAAAAGAACTCTTCTAACCAGTTAGTTGTAAACGTACCTTGGTCTGATACAACTATAGCTAATACTAACACTACGTATGATCTTTCATTAGCTAGTGTAAGTAGTAACGAAACTGTATTAACCTTAGATGCTTCTAGTGGTGATGATGATACTGTAAGTTTCAAAGGTACAACTAATGAAATTGCAATTACAACACCTGCTACTGGTGATGCTGGTACAGTTCAAATAGGTTTACCAGACGATGTAACAATTGGTAGTGACTTAACTGTTACTACTGATTTAGCTGTTGGTGGTAATGCTGTAATAACTGGTAACTTAACTGTTAGTGGTTCAACAACTACTGTAAACTCAAACACTGTTAATATCGGTGATTCTATAATTACATTAAACTCTGATGAAACAGGTACACCATCTCAAAACGGTGGTATTGAAATTGAAAGAGGTACAGCAACTAATCAATCGTTATTATGGAATGAGAGTACAGATAAATGGTCTACTTATAACGGTTCTACTTATGTTCCAATAATACAAGATCTTTACAAAAGCTTTACTGCTCAAACAGGTGGTGCTGCAACAGCAAACAGTACAACTGACAATTTAACTTTAACTGGTGCTAATGGATTAGCAACTTCTAGAGCTGGTGATATAATAACGTTTACAGCTGCTTCAAATGTTACAGCTGCAACTATTGATGTTAGTTCTATGGGTTCAAATACAACAGCCACTATAACACACAATTTTGGTACAAAAGATGTTATTGTAGAACTATGGCATGTTAGTGATTCAGGAAACACAAAAGTTGAAGCTGACGTTACTTGTCTTTCTAACACAGTTGCAGTTACTTTTTCAGTTACACCAGAAATTGATGTTAGAGTAGTTATAATGGCGGCAAAAGTCTTAGCTGATAACTCAATAGCATATTCATAAACAATAATATAAATAAAATTTAATAAATGAAGTTTTTAAATGATGTAGAGATAACAGGTAGCGGCGCGGATTTATCATGCGCTGCTTCTGTTACTTTCTCAGGACTTTCTAGTAGTTCTCAAACAACAGCAGTCATGATAAACGGCTCTGGTGTTCTTAGCAAAAGAACTTTAGGTAGTAATGCGTTTAATAGCACAACTATACCAACTAACACTAACCAACTAACTAATGGCTCTGGTTTTTTAAATGCTCACCCATCTGTTGAAATTCAAGTAGATGGCTCTAATAATAGCGGTAGAACTTATATACAAGATATAACTTTAGATGAGTATGGTCATGTTACAAATATAGGTACAGCTACTGAAACAGTAACAAATACCAATACGCAAAATATTCACTCATTATCTTTTGTAGATAGTGGTAGCAATTGTATATTAAGAAACACAAGATCAGGAGCTTCCTCAGCTACTCAAAATTTAACGTTTGTTGCTGGTAGTGGAATATCATTAACACCATCTGGTTCTAATTTAACAATAGCAGCTTCAGGTGGTGGTGGTGGTGATGGTAACGCTGGTGCTTACAGAGGTTCATATAGACCTAGTGCTAACCAAACAATATCAAGTGGTGGTAATACTGGTGTAAAAAGTACAGTACTTTTTAACACAGCTGTATTTACAGCGTCTGGTATAAGTATTAACACTGAAACAGGTGAAATAACAATTACCAATACTGGTATATATCAAATAGCTTTTAATTTTGCTTCAGAAAATGCTAATACCGCAAACAGATTATTAGTAGCAGCAGAGTTACAAGCAACACAAGGTGAAGAAGAAGATGCATTTGAAACTATACCTGGAACTAGAGTTTTTAATTATAATAGAGGTATACAAACAGGTAGTGGAGCAGCTTCATGGGGTGATATTTTTGAAGGTAGTGGTAACTCTACTATTTTACACTCATTTGCTAACGCAAACTGCAAGTTAAGAGCTCAGTTTTGGATAGACGGTAGATCAACTAATGCTTCTGGAGCAAAAACATTAATAGAAGGCTGTAGATTAAGCCTACACAATATATCATAGTGTAAATTACGCACTATTTTATGTAATATTATAAATAGACAAATAAAATTAACTTAAATTAAAAAAAATGGCAAAAAGAAAAACACCTAAAAAAGATAAAATTGTAGACTTAAAACCAAAAGCTGATAAGCTTGAAGGAAAAGAGTTAGAACAACTTCAACAACTAGTTAGAAGTATAGACATGTTAAACATGGAACTAGGTAGAATAGAAGTTCACAAACATGCTAAATTACACGAATCAGCTGGTTTGCAAGATTCACTAAAACTTATGCAGGGTAAACTTGAAGACAAGTACGGTAAAGTTGATGTTGATATTAGAACAGGCGAGCTTAAAGAAACTGAAGATGGAAAAGCTAATTCGTAAAATATCTATAGGTAAAAATTATAAAAATGATGCCATGCACTATGCCGTTGGGCAAGAAGTGTATGGTGGTCATAAAATATGTGATATATTAGAAGAACAAGAAAAATTTTCTATATACATTAAAAAAGCAAATCAAGTTATACCTTGGAAAGATTTTAATAAAAACATGGCAATATCTGTCGAGTATAATTTAGAATACTAATGAAAAGCGTATATGGTTTTGTTATAAAGCCAATAGGAGAAAGATATAATAATACTAAAAAAATTGGTGATAAAGAACTAATAGTTAATACTGAGGTTTTTAATCATCAATATGTAAATAGAAAAGCAAAGGTTATATCTACTCCAATTATTGGTAACACAGAAATAGAAGCAAACGATGATATTATTGTTCATCATAATGTTTTTAGAAGGTGGCACGATCAACACGGTAACGAAAGAAACAGCGGTAATTATTTTAATGAAGATACTTATATTGTTTATATAGATCAAATATTTGCATATAAAAGACATTGGAAATGGAAACCGTTAAAAGGTTATAATTTTATACAACCATTAAAACAAACAAATTCTTTATACAACGAAAAAGAAAAATTAAAAGGTATAGTTAAATATACTGATGGTTGTGTAAAAGAAGGTGATATTGTTGGTTTTTTACCAATAGACAAATATGAGTTTGTTATTGATGGTGAAAGAGTATACAGAGTTAAATCTAATTCAATTACAATTAAATATGAAAATAAAAGAAACGAAGAAGCTTATAATCCAAGCTGGGCACAGAGCGGTTGAAGAACTGATTAACGTTGCTAGAGAAAAGATTATAACAAACACTGAAGATGATGTTAGTGCTGATAGATTAAAAAACGCTGCCGCAACTAAAAAACTAGCTATATTTGACGCATTTGAAATACTTAACAGAATACAAGAAGAAGAAAACCTGCTTAAGGGCACGACACCTGAAAAGGCAGAGAAAAAAGCTTTTAGAGGATTCGCAGAAAGTAGATCTAAGTAATGTACGAGCAAAGTTTAGTTAAGGTTGTAGAACCCGTAAAGTTAACAACAATCACGAGAATGAATCGTGGTAAAAAATGGAAATATGGATATAATAAAGAACACGATATTATCGTTATATCAAAAACTGGTCAAATTGGTGAAATTATTGAAGTGCAAAATTTACGAATTGCTTTACCAAAAGTGCCAACCAACCTGTACGTGCATGCCAAGCACAAATGGCAAAGGATAGAATACCCAAAAGAATTATTTAAATTAAAAAATATATTTGACTGGCGTAATTACCCAGAAGAACAAAAAGACAAGTGGTTTGATTATATAGACGAAGAGTTTAAAAGAAGAGATGAAGGTTTTTGGTTTGATAACAATGGTAAACCAACATACATAACAGGTACACATTACATGTATCTACAATGGAGTAAGATAGACGTAGGTGCTCCTGATTTTAGAGAAGCTAATAGAATATTTTATATATTTTGGGAAGCTTGTAAAGCAGATAAAAGATGTTATGGTATGTGTTACCTTAAAAATAGACGATCTGGTTTTTCTTTTATGTCTTCAGCTGAAACAGTTAACCAAGCTACATTAGCAAGTGA